GCCAATCAAACAGCGAGTGGGCAAAACAAATTAGCGCCGTCAAAAGATAGATGGAAAAAGCGTAGTGAAACGTATCAAGGTATAGCGAACGCAATGGCCGCACAATGGGGTGGTATATGTTAAGGGATTACCAACAACGATCCATAAACCAACTGTACGCATGGTTAAGCCATAATGCAGGTAATCCCTGCCTTGTTTTACCAACAGGAGCCGGTAAGAGTCACGTTATAGCCGCTTTATGTAAAGATGCGCTGCAATCGTGGCCTGAAACCCGCATTTTGATGCTGACGCATGTTAAGGAATTGATAGAACAGAACGCGCAAAAGATGCGTCAGCACTGGCCTAATGCGCCTATGGGCATATATTCAGCCGGTATGGGGCAGAAGATATTGGGAGAACCCATTACTTTTGCAGGGATTCAGTCAATCAGAAAGCACGCGGATCAAGTCGGGCATGTCGATTTAGTGATTATAGATGAATGTCACCTTGTCAATCACAACGATGAAGGCGGCTATCGGACATTTCTATCGGACATCTATCGGACAAATCCTAATGTGAGGGTGATAGGATTGACCGCTAGCCCATACAGATTGGGACATGGCTATATTATTGAAAAACCTGCTATTTTTGACGAATTGATTGAACCTGTGACAATTGAAGAGTTGATAAACAAGGGTTATTTGATGCCGCTACGATCAAAAGTTACCCAAATTCTATTGGACATTACAGGCGTACATAAACGCGGCGGTGAGTACATCGAGCGCGAGTTACAACAGGCCGTCGACGTTGACGCAATTAACCAGCGCGTAGTGAATGAAATCAAAACACTGGCGGGTGATCGCAAAGCATGGCTATTATTTTGCGCTGGCGTGCAACACGCGAAACACATCGCCAGCGAACTTAAGGCGCAAGGGATAATTGCCGAATGCGTGACAGGAGCCACTCCAAAAGCCGAGCGCGAACGCATTTTGTTAGATTTCAAGGCTGGCAAGATTCAAGCGTTAACTAACGCTAATGTTCTGACGACTGGGTTTGACTATCCCGACATTGACCTAATAGCGATGCTGCGTCCCACCATGTCACCAGGCTTATATGTGCAAATGGCAGGCCGTGGTTTGCGTCCTAAGTCACACACGAATCATTGTTTAGTGCTGGATTTTGCCGGTGTAGTGAAGCAACACGGGCCTATAACCGCCGTAGAACCGCCAAATAAGGCAAAGCAAGGCGACGGGCAAGCGCCAACTAAAACGTGCGAACAATGCGGTGAGATTGTCGCCATTTCAACGAGCAAATGCCCGTCATGCGATGCGGTTTTTCCGATTAAGGAAAAGAAAGAACTGAGGTTAAGTGATGCCGACATTATGGGGCTAGAAGCCACTGAGATGACCGTCATTGACTGGCACTGGCAGAAGTACATTAGTAAAGCGAGTGGTAAGCACATGCTATCAGTGCGTTACTACAGTGACCGGATGGACGTTCAGCCAATAACTGAATTTTTTCCTGTGCTTCATGATGGCTATGCTGGCCATAAGTCACGCTTAGAAATAGTCACGATCGCACAACAGGCTGACGCGAGTTTAGATGATGACCTGATTCGCCAAGCTGGCAACTTGAATAAAGGAATTCCGCCAACAACAATTAAGTACAAGCGGGACGGAAAATATAACAAGGTGGTGAACAGAACATGGACTCAAAACAATGCACCAAATGCCGGACAGTTAAGCCGGTTACAGACTTTTATACACAAAAACAGGGAAGATATTTACAATCCTGGTGCAAGCAATGCAAGTTGATCCAAGTACGTCAAATTAAAGCGCAACGCCAACTACCGTTTGAGCGTGAACAACGGTTGATGCCGACATACGGCGAAACACATCATCACGCCAAGTTAACCGCGCATGACGTGGATTTGATTCGCGGTTTGTTAGATGACGGCATAAGCTGCGCCGAAGTAGGGCGTAAATTTGAGGTTTCGCGCACAACGATCAGCGCGATAAAGAATTTTCGTTCCTGGTGGAGAAATTAGCAAGAAAGTTGTTGACGACACTTTGGTGTAGTTGTATTGTACTCACCAAGCCGAGGCAATACCGCTGAAGCAAATACAGGGAGACTGACTCAAATGAGAAAAATTAACGATTTCGCGCTGTTAAAGGGCGCAGTTGTAGTCGACAATTGCGCTACCATTCGACTCGCCAGTGGCGAAGAGGTGTTATGGGATGGCATCGTTAATGCCGAGTGGCAAGGCACTCGGGAATTCGCTGACTGGGATTTTTCCCAGTCTGTAAACCTGCCATTAGAAATAAATTAAATAATTTGCGCCAAGGACGGCGCACTAACCGGAGAATAACATGAGATTTGCATTCATCAGCCGCCACCTTCCCACCCAAGGCCAAATGCAATTGGCAGCTGAAAAGAACATTACTTTGGTTCAAATTGGAGACCGTGACGCTTTTAGCGTCAACGTCACCGACGTCATGGGCCACGATGACGGCCCATTTGACGGGGTTGTAATAGTCCATCCCGCCGCCGCCATGCGGTTGTGCGGCACGTTTTTGATTGGCGTTTTTGAGAACGCCAACAGAGCGCCAGAAGGCGAAAAGCCTTCGTTTGAGGCTGTATCATTCCACATTTATGATAACCGTGATTGATATGGTTATCATAATTCTAATTGCGGCAATCGCCGCATCCATTTTTGTAGGATGCTTTGGCTTCGCCATGGCTGGCTATATCATGAACGCTAGAGTGCATGACGTTGACCGAATCCATAAGGATTTGGCAATCATAAAAACACTGAGGGGTTAAGACAATGAAAGACATTTTACTTACAGCCGCCGTCCACCTAATTGTAGGTGGATCGTTTGGGGTAATTCTAGTTTTGTGGGCGACGCAATGAGTCGCCTGCCGATGAAAGGCGACATTCTGGACACTTATGGCCTTGTCATACCCAAGGCCATAAAACCCGCACCTTTATTCCGCGCCATTCGCCGCCGAGTTCTTTGGTGGCAGATTGAGCGCACATTGAACAGACTTGATTGTTTGTTACAAAAGTCTCGGCAGATGGAGCCTTGACTGTCTCAACCGCATGGAATGAATCAGCCGGTGGAGTTTGCACAATCGCCGGAGCCAAGACAGAGCGCCGTGTGAGTCACGGAATGTGTGGGCTTGGCACTTTATTTAACCAACAGGAAAAAAAATGGCTCAAACAACAATATATGACCTTTTGACTGCTACGCTGGAAAACATGCCGCGACCGGCCAGCACAAATGAAATTTATATGCGACTGGTGAAACAGAAAGCATACGCCCACATGCTACCAAATGCAGCGCGTCGGTTGATAAGTTCACGGCTTTGTTATATGCGCGATCACAAGAATCAGTTGATAAGTCGCACTGGCGACGATGGTCGTATGGTGTGGGATTTTAAGTCGGCAAACTCTGGTGCAATGGTTCAGCCAGCAAAAAAAGCTGTTGATATTGTGGCGCAATCAACAACCAAAAAACCGCCAGACAATACATATGTATTGCATGTGTTATTTAGTGATATTTCAGCCGCTTTTGCTAAGGCTGCTCATGGGCTAATAAGCAATGACAAATAAAGCCACAGCTATTGTTCTGTACGAATTAAATAAAATTCATGGCGTTGATGTCACCATTCGCAAAAATTTGATTTGCGTTTCAAAAGATGATTTTTATGTGCGATGTGTAATACCTAGCGGATGGATCAAATATCCATCATACCGGCGATTATGGGAAGAAAATCAATGCAGCATACCAATCAAAGCATGGCATTTTGTCATGCGTTACGCGGTTTCACAGGCGCTTACGGAGGCTGATAGCAATGCACGTTGAATTATTAGATCACATGGGCGATGACTTGGCTGTAGTAAACGCGGCACGAGTCTCCTTTGACAAAGAGTCTACTTGGAAATGGGAGAATGATTGGGAGCATGGTTCTAAATTGCATGACAAGGATGAAATTCTGATTGAGTATTTAGCAAGACATAAACATTGGTCGCCGTTTGCTCACACAGCGATCAAGTTCAGAGTCACCATGCCAATTTATGTGGCTAGACAGCTTGCAAAGCACCAGGTTGGCGGGGTCGTGAACGAAGTAAGCCGCCGATACGTTTCTGATCAGTCAGTGCTAGATGTGCCGTCAGCATGGCGTAAAGCGGCTGTAAACGTAAAGCAAGGCTCGGCTGATGATCTTGTGCAGATTGACTCTGCAATGCAAGAGCAGATAGACAAGGCTATGGATGCTTGCTTGGCGCTCTACGATGACTTGCTCTTGAAAGGCGTGTGTCCTGAGCAAGCCAGAGGAGTCATACCGATATGCTCTGAAACAACGTGGATATGGACAGGTAGTTTGGTTTTCTTCGCTAGGGTTTGCAAATTGCGGCTAGACCCACATGCTCAGAAAGAAACTCGTGATGTAGCAGAGGAAATCTCTAAACACATGGCAGAGCTTTTTCCTGTTAGCTGGAAAGCGCTGATGGCTTAAGTTTTCAATGCCGCCCTTACCCATTTTTATTAACGGGAGCTTCGAACACTGGGGCGGCACCCATTTAGTAGGCAGCCTTATTTTTTAAGTGGTATTGAAAGACAAAGTGCTGTCTACGAATCGCAAGCCAGCCGCGTTAGTGCTGGCCTTAACCGAGAGTGATTGACCTATGCAAACGGAATACGGATTAGAGCAAAAAGTCGTGGTGGAGATTTCGGCCCTGACGGAAATGCTCTCTGCCCTGGAAAACGTCAGGAAGCACATCGAAAACATGGAAGCCCAAGTCAACGAAAAACTTGAACACATTCAGAAGGCAGAAACGCAATGAAAATAAAACAAAGTAAGCTAGTAGGTAACAGAATAAACAAACCTAAAAACAGGGTATTTATCTATAACAAAGATGGGGAAAAGCCCGACGTACTTACATACGTCAGGAGTGACATTGTTGAGGAATTAGTTAGCGCCTTGGAATACACGGCTGATTTGCGTGAATCGCAGGGCGAAACGGCAACAGTGGCCAGAAACGCGATAGCAAAATATCGGGAGGAATAATGAAACCGTTTAACTTAGAAGCGGCTCTGGCCGGAGCGAAGGTTGTAACAAGGGAAGGTTATATTGTTCAGCAACTTACTCATTTCAGTGTTGACCATGATTTTGTTTTGTATGGAGTAATTGCCGAAAAAAAAGTTTATTCATGGACTATTGATGGCAAAGTCTACGCGGATGCCCAGCCAAACGAACTAGATCTTTTCATGGCCTCTAATGGCAAATCCATTTGGGTTGCGCGGGTTGGCGATGGCATAAGAATTGGCGCTCACCCCACAAAATGGGAGTGCAAAGAAGCGCATCCAGATGCGGATGATTATCATGAAATCACATACGAGGAATAACCATGAAATACCTACTAATGTTGCTATTACCAATAACCGCAACAGCACAAGTCAATTGCTACACAACATTTAATGTAACAAATTGCAACAACGGTGTGAAAGCAACTCAATACGGCAACATGACGAGCATACATGTGCCAGGCCAACAAAACATCAAAGCGTATCAGTACGGCAACCAATGGATCATTAAAGAAACACCAACAGTCCCGCCATCAACGCTAGATACTATGCGAACTTTTAAACCATTCAAATAATTTATCAAAACCAACAAAGACAACAATAGCAAAAATAATGCTCATGAAAACTCTAGCAGACTTTGACAAAGCTGCTAGTTTTTTCAATTCTTGTAATTCTTCTTTTGTAAGCGATTCGCTAGTGTCTATGATTTTCAAATTTTCATCAGTCACTAGCTAGTCCTCCAGATATAACAAACGTTCGGCTTGTCGCCGTTTAATAAGACCATTCAAAACTTTGCCGCCAGCTTTGTTCCACAAAAGAAACGCATCTGCGGCTTTTGCATAATCACCGGCCTTGTGATGACGCAACATAGATGATTTTACAAAGTTTCCCACGCCGATGTTGTAACAAATGCTAACAAAAGCAGAGAACTGATTGGCAGTGGTTTTGTGCATACCGATTGCCGACTGAACCGCATTTTCGTATTGATCCAGTCCTTTAATTAGCATTTCTTCAGCGTGTGCTTGCGTCCAATGGTCGCCAGGTTTAACGCCATGTGTCCATCCATAGCCAATAGTCCACACGCCTGCGGGACACTTGTATGCTTTCAGCCGACAACCTTCAAACTGGCGTATTAGCGCCAGCCCTGCGTCGTTGATTTTCATTTGTCTTTCCAGAACACTGAAATCAAACCGGCCAATCCAGCGCCAGCTATCTCAATAGCATGAGATTGTTGCTCATCTAACGCGACACCTGCTGCTGTCAAAAGCCACACGATGCCGCGCCAAGTTGACGGTTCAGAAAATGCAACGCCAAACTTAGACAACATCAGGCCACACTAATACAGGTAGATCGGTTATCAATTCAGCATCAGTCCATGGCGGTGCGCCAGACGCAACAGACTGCACATATATCAAATAGTGTTCCCAACAGGCATCGCGCCATGGGATACACGCATCAGCATCAGCCTTAAATTGTACATTTGTGCTGGTTGCGTAACTGCAAACGGTCGTGATGCTGTCATAGTGACGTTGAGCCGCGCCAGCGTTCAGATATGCGCGTACCACAGATTCTTGAGCCGTGACAATCTGGCTTGGTGTTGGCGCTGGCGGGTCAACAAGCGTCGGTACGCCGTCAACCACGTCAATCAATTTGCCTTCGGCTTTGCCGTTTACCAAATCCATCCATTGCTGTTCAGTAAGAATAATGGCATCGTCAGGAATGTTTTGATTCAGTCCGTCAAGGTAGAATCCTTGGGTAGATGGTGCGTAATAATAGGTGGACATATTAGTATCCTATAGCAATGTATGAAATTGTAGCGCCTGCTGAAAAAACAACAAATTTAGAAGCTACAAATCCTGCGGTAGTTAGGGTGACAGCGCCATTAGTATTGATTGATGGCTGATGGCTGACCGCCGTTGCTGATAAAGTATTGGTGCTAAATGCCAAAGAATATGTAATGTCTCCACTGCCTGGCACAGTGACATTAGTACCCCATCTAACTTGCAATCCGTTAGCAAAATTAGCATAGCCTGGCCCGCTCAAACTAACGGGATTGTTGCTATTGGCCCATACCTGACTGCCGCCTAATGTGAGGGATGCAAAGTTGGTCTGACTTGTCGCTGAACATGTGCCAGTGATGCCACCAGGGGCCGCTATAGCGCCGTTCAGCGTGGGAATAGTTGCACTTGCAAATGTTGGTGAACTAGTTGTAAACAAACGTTGATTGAGCGGTATGCTTGGACGTGTGCCTATTTCAATCAAACCATA